GGTACAATACATCGTACAGAAGGAGTTGCTCACGACGTTGTTAAATACACGATAGACGACGAGAAAGTCTTATTACGAGACTTATTCACCTACAAGATTACTTCAGTCCAAGTTGGTCATAGCGGATCCCCTGTCTTGTTGCATAACACTCGTGTTCCGCACAAGATTTTGGGTTTACATTCCGCCTGGGATGAATCTACGACCGATGGCTATTTGACAGTAGTAGACCAAGAGTCCCTCTATGAGTTAGTGAAAACTATTGACGAGAGGGTCGGAGCTTGTAAAATTGCTTCCGAAGAATGTTTCAATCCAGAGATATTAGACAATGAAGTGGTTGCTCAGATGGACTGGTTTCCGCAAGGAGACTGTGTTCCTTTGGGCGTTCTCCGTCCTGAACTGTCCCCTTCTTCGATGGAGAGAACAGATTTTAGGAGATCACCAATTCATGGAGTAGCATTTCCACCGGCAACGCGCCCTCCTCTGACTCGCTCAGAGATTGTTAATTTGGGTTTCGATCCAATGAGAAAACAAGTAGAAAAATATTGCTATCCAACCATTCCATGGGCTCCACAAGACGTGAAGAGAATAACACAGAATGTCGACGATATCGTACTGAATGCTTTAAGACCACAAAGAATTCCAATCTTATTACCGCTAGAGGAAAATATTAAAGGAAACCCATCATTCCGCTTTATGCAATCAATTAACATGAATTCATCACCAGGATACCCAGATGTCATCTGGAAGAAAGGAAAAGGAAAAATGTGTATGTTTGAAGAGAATGGAGAGTTGACTTTAGCCGCGAAAACTAGCATCGGCGAGCGAGAGTTTCAAGCTGCACAGGGCAAGAGGGTAGAATCTCTATGGCTCGACTGCAAAAAAGACGCTCGCGTAGCTAATGAAAAGTGCGAAGCAGGTAAGTGTCGTGCTTTTGTCATCGGAAACTTCTCCTTTTTAATACTTGTTCGCAAGTACTTTGGGGACTTTATGACGGCTTGGTATGACGCTCACTTAAATTTCTTCTCTAGTATCGGAATTGATGTCGATTCACCCAAATGGTCCCAATTATATATGAAGATGAAATCAACCTCACCTTTGGTTTATGCGGGAGATCACAGCTCAATCGATGGACGGTTGATGAATGAATTCATTGATGGATTCGGGGAATGTGCCAACAAATTCTATCGGCAATT